AGATTGCCGGTGAAATTGATCGTAATCTCCTGCGATGGGGTGTTTCTCATTTCCTCACGGATAATTTGTCGAATCAGGTCCGCGGGCGCTTCGATGTTCTTTCCGGATCTCTGATCACCCAACACGGCCAGAAATTGAGAGTTCGGCGGAATCACCGCGCCCTGTGCTAATCTCGGGATATACGGTGTTGCAACCGTTGGCAGACGGATTCCAAAGAACCCGCCGAACGAGTTGAACATATTCGCCATGGAGTTGATACCATTGGCAATGCGGCTGAGTAAAGTATTCAACGCATCGATAATCCCGTTGAACGCGCCACGTGCCACGCCGCGGATACCGTCGAACACAGAGGCAAATTTGTTTCTGATGAAGTCCAACGCCGTTCCAAACGCGTTTCGCAGTGGGTCAATAACCGTCCGCTGGAACCACGGTTTGAAATCTGTCCATGCACCTTGGATGGTGCGAATGACGCCGATCCCAAATGCCTGAATGAACGTCCAAACAGACCGCCATAAGCCCGACACGAATTCAAGAGACAAACGAATAGCGTTTCCCCAGCCGTCCAGGAAAATACGCATGTTGGCAAATGTGCCACGGACCAGCTCCAAGATCACGCCCATCACGCCGGCAACGATATTCTTGATCCCTTCCCAGGCTTGCCGCCAGTCACCGGCGAGAATACCAGTGACGAACTGAGAAATACCCCTGAACACCCGTTCGATATGTTCCTTAATGGCCAGAATAGTATTACGGGTGTTCTCAAAGATCCGCGCCCAGGTGTCGAGAAAATTTTTCCACAAGTTTTGTATCAACTGCCCAAACGGCGAGCTCCAAAACGCATTCCAGATTTCCACGAACCGCGCCCAAGCATCACGGATGGCCTGGATTGCATCCAAAAACGATTGTTTGATGTTCTCAGCAAATGTAAGCCATTTGTTATCGATCGGCACTTCCTCAAATGCCAATCCGCCGCCCGCACCCGCGGCATCGGTATCATCTGTTGGAGTTGGTTTCGTCAACACGTCGATCTTGTCAAACGCGGCAAGTGCACCTTGAGCAGCCTTTTTGAGTTTCTCCGTGTTCTTGGCAGCCTTATCGGTATGCGCTGCAACCGCATCGGTCGAAGATGCCACAACCCGCATGACTGTCTTTTGCCCAAGCAACGCGGCGACAATCTGATTTATGATGTCCAGCATACGAACAAGCCAGTCAACGATCTGAATAAGTGCGGGAAGCGCCGCTTGGAGCAGAGTACCAAACAGTGAATAGATTGCACCCTTGACTCTGTTGAACTGAGTTTCGAGTTGCAGAATTAATTGATAAAAACTTGATGTTTCGTCGATGCCCTGTTTCATCCCCTGGATCATCAGTCTGCCAAAATGTAAAAACGCAACGGCTATTCCAACAATCGCGCCCGCGAGAAGTGCAAGACCCCTGAATACGCCTTTGATCACCGTACCTATACCCCCGATCACCGCCCCAAGCCTTACCGCTTTGAACGCCACATCATTAAATGTATCCAGCATCGACCTCTGCATTTTCCGCAGGTCGGCCCGTATGTTCTTTGTTTCCATCCGCGCATCTATTCGCAGGGTGCCGTCAGTCTGGGGTGCCATTGTTTACCTCTTGCCTCTTGCGCTTGCCTTCCTCGACCAGCTTGAAGAAATTCTCCGTTACCTCTCGCTCCTCGAGCGTCCGGTCGTCCACGTCCGGCAGGTCGAATAGGTCGGCCATTTCACGCGCCGCAGCCCGTTCCTCTTTCGTGGCTTTGCCGGTTTTGACCCGCTTTCGCAGATTTACGAGCTGGCAGAACGTAGTCTTACTACCCAGGTCCATAAAAAGGCTTAGGAATTGCCACCAATGGAGATCGGCGGCTGTCAGGTCGATATTGTGCGTGGATCGGAACGCGGCAAAGATGAACTTCGCATCCTTCGCAAAACTGAACACGCGCGGCCCACTTGTACCCGTCCCGCCTTCCTCCCCGCCGTTCAGCAGCCAGTTCGCCCGCTCGATGGCTGCCTGTGCATCCGGCGGGAGGGTGGGGTACAGGTTCGCCAGCAATACGATCTGCTTTTCGTGGCTGGTCAACTCTCCGTCCTCACAGGCCAGGATGACGCGCAGGCAGGTCTTGAAATCGGCGTGGATGGGATATTCCCTGCCGCCGATCTCGACCGAATGGGGGAGCGCGTCAATAAGCAGGTTCACGGCTTATGCCTTTTCGATCCAATGCCACGTATTGATAGCTTTACCTACGTCATATTTTGCATCGATGTACATAAAGAAGCCGCCGCGCTCGTCTTGCGGCATTGAAAAGACGAACAAGTCACAATTGCCGTAATCCTTGCTTATGACATTTACAACAATCGCGGCGCGGTGTTGCTCATTCGATACCACAAAATGCACAATGCGGCCCTCAATTAATCCGTCCATATTCAACTCATTTCGCCTTACTCTCGCGACCCTTCCCGCGTGCGGGCCTTCTAACGGGTGGAGTGATATATTTGGCGATCTTCTCAGACCGGGCAGACTGGATAAACGGTGTGATGCCGCTGAAAAACTGGACGAACATACCCAGGTTGAGCGCGTCGCCGAACGCCGTTTGACTTGTGCCGTCGCCAAACACGTAATCGATCCGCTCACGGACGAAGGCGCATATCTCATGCAGCAGAGAAATCCTGTCCTGCACATTGGCCGGGATGCCGTTGTTATCCAGCGACACATCCCGGTCTATCTCGCCGGCGCGGGTTTTGTATTCCTTCATCTTGCTTTCGAACTCGCCGACGATCTTATAGAACTTTTCAGCGAACAAGGTATCGTCGGGGTTGAAGGCAATTACCCGCGACGGGTCATCGTTGACGGACAGGCGGATCTCTCCGCTATCAATTTTTAGGCTATCCACATCTCCGCGCTTTCTTAGGTGTCAGCCGTGAAGGCCAGGGTCGATGTATTGAAATCACCCTGGACAGGATCGCCGATGGTGTTCAGTGTGTAATTGATCCGTCCGCTTGTGCCGCCGTCGCCGCCGAACGTGTCGATGGAAACAGACACATTCCACTTTGTAGCCGGGTAGCTGGTACCGGCGGTGTCAGGTGTCTCATACAGCCGCACTTCGACCACATCCGTTTCAGCCGCATCCAGCACGGCTACGCCCTGGCGCAAACCGTCGATGAAGTCGAACACGTCGTCACCAGCCACGCAAGTCTGCTCCAGCGGGAACGTCGGTGCGTAACTCTCGACAAACGTGTTGGCGCTATCCTGATGGATGTACTGCTCTGTGACAGTGTTCGGGTTGTAGTTCATGGTCGCCGTGGTCACGCCATCGCCTACCCGGTCGTAAGAGGCGGCGGTGGCGGATGGCGTGGTGTTCATGAACAGGGCAATTTGTGAGCGCTTTACCTTAGTTGACATAGTAACTCCTTAGTGTGTTTCGATTATGGCGAGGGCAATGTCCGCGCCGAAATACTGATTTCCTGCCGGGTCATCCCGCGGCCCCATCTGTGCATCTGCAATTGTCATATCGACGTTGTCCGAGTACGGGTTGAGGACATCCACCAGCGCACCGATGACCGCCCCGACTTTATCGGCAAGACCCGAAAAACCCGCCGGGAAGGTGGCAATATCGCTGACCTGCACGTGCAGAAAGCGATAGTTGAGCGTATACGATGCGGTTTCCAGGTTCCCGGCGATGTTGTACTCCGCCCGAAAGCCGATGATCCAGTTATCCGGGTTGGGGTACAGGACGTTCGGCTGCGCTGCCCAGGAAGCTGCAACCTGATCCTTATCCTTTACACTCACGCCAGTAATGGAAATGGAAGCGATGCTATCGGCAATGTTTACAAGATACAGGGTTGTCATCGTATATCTCTGTAATGCTCAATGATCTTCTGCGCGAAGGCCGGCACGTCCTCGGGCCGGATGACCACGCCCGCGCCGGTGATCGTGACCTTCCCGCCGCTGGTCTGCCCCGAGCGGGTGCCATTGATGCTCTGCACGATGGCCCGGCAGCAATCCTTGATGTCATCCGGTACGCTCGAGCGCCCGCGCTTGCCGGTGATCTTGACGCCGCGTCTCTGGGTCGGGAAATAGGCGGTTGAGACGGGCGAGATCGCCAGACCGGTGATCGGCTGTCCTTCGCCGGTGGCGTTATCCGGCAGGGTGTCAAAGTCGGTCGCGGCGAGATCTGTATATGTGCGGGTATTGGCGTAGTCCACTGCTACGGTCGTGATGCTGGCAAACTCAGGCAATTCTATGTTCTGGCTGTCTTTCGCCTGAAAGTAGTATGTACCGTCGCTGCCGTCCGCATAGAAGCGGCGGCCTGTCTCGCGGTCGATATGGCGGCTAACGGATTCGATAATGTCCTCGAGTACCGCGTCATCGTTTGTGTCCGTGCTGATGGTGCCGCCGCGGACCGTGATCCAGGCTTTTAGCTCTGCGAGGGTTGTGTATCCGTTAGTTATGCTCATTTCTTCTTTGGCTCAAATACGACAGGCTTTCCATCTGCTGTGGTGACATTAGGCGTTGGTCTTTCAGGTATCTTGCCTTTGCTGCTTTTATTTTTATCTGTTTTCTTTGTCATCTCGTTTTCCATTTTCTGTAATCGTCCCTGGGTATTACGTCCTCTGGCACATAGGTGTCCTCCGAGATATTCAGAACCCGGAAACTACCCATCTGCGAGAAATGGCGGTAGCCGTTGAACCAGTGTTGAACCGGCTGAACGACCGCGCCGTCGTCATGGCCCCAGAAATGCTCCAACTCCGCGCCGGGCTTATGCTGCACGCCGATAACAAGCATCGTGGTAAAACCCATGTGCCAGGCGATCTGAAACACGGCATCAGGGACACGGAAATAAGTAATACCCTTGCGGGTCAGGGCGTCACGGTCAGACGGTGACTGCCCGCCCACGTACAGGCTCGACCCCTGCCGGTGTGCAAAACGGTGTATATTCTCGCCCTGCAATTCGTCCCAATCCGGCGTCGGGAAGAACTTAGGCACGTCCCGATACTTCTCGCAGATGGCCGGGCCATCCTCTAGCCGCAGCCGTTCATCCACGCCGACGTAGTAAGTCGGCTTCCAATCGCCGCCGCGCCGGTAGAGCGAATTTACGCCGAACGACGGGTAGTCGAACCACTCGGGCGGGGTAAGCTCCAGGTTCGGCCCTACCATCACCAGCAGGGCAGTTTCGCCGCGGTGCTTCATGTGGAAGTCTTGCAGGTTCATTGCTCCAGCTTTCTACACTTCGACGATATACAGCACGATAGCGCCGGTCTTGACCGAGCCGCCGTTGGCAATGACGGCCTTTGGCCTGCCGAACACAACCGGCATACAGTGAGTAGACAGAGCGGTTCCGTCCGTGTTCAAGGCTTCCAGCACACGCGGGTAGGCCATGCCGTCACTGTTGAAATCGGCCTCAACCAGGAGCGGGATGGACAGGTTTTCCTCTTCGCAGGTCAGGGTGAGGTCCACGCCATCGGCGAGATCCCCGTCCACTTTCTGCACGGCGTACAGGACGCCCACAGCCGCTCCGCCGTATGCGGTCGCGCTGCCGTCCGTTGCGGTTTCGATGTTTATCACTCTGCGGATCATTTCACCCTCCGTGAGCGTTTCTTTCTCTCGGGCTGCGGCTCCTCAGCCTGCGGCGGCTCCTCCGCCTGCTCGAACTGCGGTTCTACATCCAGGCGGCTGGCCGGAGCAGCGATAACCTCAACAGCCTTGTGGTGTTCAACGAGCCATTCACCAAGCGACGCGTCTACATCGACCACCTGCAAAGGCTCGAAGTAGTTCTGCGCATCCCGGTAATATTCCAGCATGGTTATTTTCATATCGTTCTCCATTTCTGCCATTCGTCACGCGGCAGGATCTCCTCGGGCACGTAGGTGTCTGCACTGATGTTCAGTATCCGGATACCATCCGCTTTCGCGTGCCTGACAATTTCGGCGTACCCATCCAGCCATTGCTGGACTGGCGGGACTGCGTTCATGCCGTGGTCGCAGCCCCAGAAGTGCGCCTGCGCTTTCATCGGCTTGTGCTGGACGCCGATCATCAGTATCGTGGGAAACCCCATCCAGCAGGCCAGTTGCATCGCCACGTGCATCACATTGCCGTAGGTGATGCCATCTGCCGCCATGATGTTTTTATAGTTCATTGCCCGGCGGCTGGAAGGGTAGAGCGGGCCGGGCCGGTGATAGAAGCGGTAAAAGTTCTCACCCTTCCAATCGTCCAAATTTGGGCGCGGGACGAACTTTGGAATATCGGCGTACTTCTCGACGATCGCGCGGCCAAACTCTCGCTTGACCCGGTTGTCCACGGCGGTGTAGTAGGTCGGTATCCAGCCTTCGTATAAATGGATGGTGTTCATCCCGAAGGCTGGATAACCGAACCACTCAGGAGGCGTGAGGCGCAAATTCTCCCCATTGCCAACCAGGAGCGCCGTTTCCCCCGCGTGCTTGCCGTGAAAGTCGCTAATATCCACAAACGAGCCGATCTGTTAGGGTTCCAGCATGATCAGCACTTCGAGGAAGTACTGCCCCGCTTCGGTTGCGGCGATGCCGGTATGTCGTGCGAACAGCGAGCCGCCCGCAGCGATCTTGCTGGCTACAAGCGCCGAGCTTGTCGCAGAGCCAACGGCTTTCGACCCGGCCAGGGCAGTTGCGGCTACGATCTGTTCTCCGGCTGCTGCCGTGCCAAGCTTGAAGTTTGCAGACGCGGCCCCGGCGGTATCGGTCGCCTCGACATACACGGCCTGCACAGACACGATCACCGCGTCCGTAGGCAGGTTGGCGAACAGCACATCATCGTCCGTTGTGCCGGAGCCGTTGTCGATGTTGAAAGTCTTGGACCGCAGAAGCAGATAGCGCTGGTTGCCGCGGGCGATGTACGGAAAGTTTTTGTTGCTCATGTTTTATTCCTTTGCCTCCCCCCGGCGATATTGCTACCGCCGGGGATCAAGCTAACGTATCAGAATGTTCTACAGGCCGACGTTGTACGAGATTGCCGCGGCCTCAGTATCCCGGTAGGCCAGGCCCAGACGGCAGAGGGCGACGATCTCCCAGGAGTCAGAGCGGGGGATACGGGTCGATTCCATCGTCATCCGGCGCTTATACGCCTGCTTCCACTGGTCGAAGCGGACAGACAAGATCGAGCCGGTGGTGTTGTTGCTGTCAGTGTCCAGGTCGACCTTACCAGCGGTATTAGCCTTGCGCTCGTATCCGGCGGCGACAGAAGTGCGGTGCATCTGGAACGCGTACAAAACCTCATAACCGAATGCCTGCTTGAGGAAACCGTTCTCGAACGTTGC